CGGCTGGTCTCACTGAGATCCTGCAGTATGCTCAGCACAAGACGGTGCATATCATACTGTACTCCGGATACGAATTCGAGATGGATGGCCTTGAGCGGTTCTCTGAGGTGGTCAAGTTCGCTAAGACATCGGGGTGCAAGTCGATCGAGCAATGGGGCCGCGAAGGTTGGGTTAAGATGCTGCCTAAGGTAATACCCGGCTTCAAGAAAGTTTACACCGTTATGCGGTACGATTTAACAGAGGAAACAACAAATGAAATTCAAAAAGGTTAAGTGTACTAAGCAGTACGGTGGCGGTGGTAGCGGCAGCACAAGCTCTACTATTCCTGACTGGGCGGTACCCTACATCAAGAACGTCGGTAACCAAGCCGAAGGTCTGTACGGCGCTGGTGATCTTGGCAGGGTAGCTGGTGCCACGGGTAATCAATCTAATGCCTTCCAAGGCGGTGCCTCAGCTATCCGCTCTGCGGGTGGCCAAGGCTTAGACGCCCTCGGCGCTCAACAGTCTCGGTTGTCTGGTCTCGCATCTGCTCCTTCAGCAGAGACCCTCGCAGCTAAGAAGGCGGATGTCCTCTACGAGGCACAGAAGGGCGTAGCTGGTCTCAACACTGGCTTCGGCGGTACCGGTACTCTCGGATCAGCACGACAGGCAGTCATGCAAGGCGCTCAGAACGCGGACACCACCGGCAAGCTCGCTGCGGTTGACTCACAGTACGAACAAGCTATGTTCCAGAATCGTCTGGCAGCTGAAGGTGCTCTCGGTCAGTCAGTTGGAGGGTCTGCCAACTTGGCTACAGGCACAGCGTCTTCTTTGGCTAATCTAGGGGCTCAAGAAAGAGACATTAATCAGCAGACAGCAGACTCGGGTTGGCAAGGCCTTCAGCGTTACGCATCTACTATTTATGGTAACCCAGCTCGTCAACAAACAGTTCAAGGGGGTAAGTAATGTCTGGAGAAGCAGCAAACCAGTCGGTAAGCCAGCAGACCGGCGTCTACTCACCACAGGCGAATCCGGTAGCCGCCCAGGGAGGTAAGGGTGGTGCGCAGGAAGGTTACGGCCCACGGGCTACCGACTTCCAACCGACTACGGTCAACGATGGCCGCTACCAGCGGCTCCTTAACCAAGGCTACTCGCCACAGGCGAATCCGGTAGCCGCCCAAGGTGGTAAGGGCGGTGCGCAGGGTGGTAACGCACCACCCGGGTTTACTAGCGTGATCAACCAGCAACCAGCCTTGAATGCGCCTGCCGCGTCACAAGCCCCGACGTGGTACTCGCCACGGCAAGGCATGGATGACTACGGCAATGGCCCGTCCGCTTCCTATGGTGGTGCATCCTCCAGCAGTGATGGCCTGCAGGGGCTAGCTCAAGGCCCGCTCGGTAGAGCTGTTGGAACGGTCGCTAATTTCTTTGACCCGATGACCAACAACGCACCAGTGCAAAACGGTCCAACTAACGGCTATGCCAATTTAGGTGAATCAGTCTCGGGTCCAGCAGTTAGCTACGGGGACCCTCGCAGTAATGCGCCTGGTGGTAACTACGGTGCTTACCCCGGCGGTGGTGGTTCAGCAGTTAGCTACGGGGACCCTCGCAGTAATGCGCCTGGTGGTAACTACGGTGCTTACCCCGGCGGCGGGGATAGAGGCGGTGATTCGTCTGGCAGAGACGGGAACTTCGGCGCCGGTGACTATGGCGACGGCACTGACCGATAACTAGGAGGTACTATGGAAGACGCATGGGGTTGGGCAACTGAAAAGAAACGAGGGCCGCTAACCAGCAACGGTCTCATAGCTATGGGCACATCGCAAGAGCAAGCTCCCGGTGTACAGTATACCGGCTCTGCGTCTGGTGGGCTCGTTCCCGCTGCGCAAGCCATGGCAATGAAGCAGGGGCTGAAGATGGCGACTAAAGCACCACCAGCCGCAGCGATGGGGCCATTGAGCGAGGCAGCTGCAGCAGCAGCTGTAGACGCCAGCTTGGCAGGAGCAGGTACCGCAGCAGCTGGAGCGGGTACCGCAGCAGCTGGGGCAGGCGCTATGGGCGCTCTCGGGGCAGCTGTGCCCTGGGTAGGAGCCGCTTATGCAGCCGACAAGGCGCTAGGTCTCGGTCTCTTCAAGAGGTTCGGGCTATAACATTAAGGAGATTCTAATATGGGACCATTGGGCGGCATGAGTGCTACACACGGAGCTAAGATTCAGAAGAACAAGCGGGAGCAAGAGGCGCATGACCAAAAGATGGCCCTTAAGGATCAGGAGTCCGAGGCTAAATATGGCTTTGCTTCCCGCATGAGTAACATCAAGGAACAGGAAGCGGTGGCTAAGGCTAACCAAGCGCTGTCCCACAAGGATGTTAAGTTCAAAGAGACGATGGGTGGCCCGCTCGGTAAACCAGCTATGCCTATGGTGCATATGCCGGGTGAGCAGATGGATATGGGCGGCATTGATGCTCTTACGGGGCAACCTATGAGTGGTAAGGATACTATTCCAGCTATGATGGGTGACCAACCGATCGCTCTGTCTCCTGGTGAGGCAATCATTCCTGAGTCATCTGCTCAAGACCCGAAGAACAAACCGGCTATCGCTCAGATGGTTGAAGAGGGCCGGGAGGGTTACAACTCGGGTTCCACGGCTGTAGGCTATTCAATGGGGTCAGTCGGGTTGAAGCCTATCAAGATCCAAAAGCCGAAGAAGATCGGTGTTAACCGGACTGCGGTATTGCCTGGGTTGCCTGGGGTGAATCGGTTGGGGTTTGCTGGTGGTAGAGTTGGGATGGATGATGAGGAAAGCCAAGCCATGTCGGATGCTAGGCGTTTCTTTACACCTGAGATGTCCGGTCCAGGTGGGGGTATGATGCTCCCCCAGACAGAGCAGTCGGTGCCAATGATCGGGTCGTCTGCTAGAACGCCTAGGGGTACTGGTTTGATGGACTATATCTTTAGGCCCGCTAGCGAGTACAACTCTAACGTAAAACAGCAGAACAGCAACCCAGGCGCACCGGTAATTCGCGGCGCTCAACCCGCTGGCGGTGTTGGTGTACCCGAGTTAGCCACCAGGTATCCGCCGATTGGCCCAGAGGGGGTTAACGAGCGCATTCTCAGTGGACAAGGGCAGGGGTATCCCGTGCCCGCCGATCCGCCGTCAGGTCGACCGACGGAGGCACAAGTAATAAATAGCGAATCCGGTGGTGACCCAGGAGCTCAGAGCCGCTGGACCACAGCTCGTGGTTTGCACCAGATGACCGATGACTCTCGGGCTGACGTCGAAGCGCGCTACCCAGGATATGCAAAAAGGGATTTCAATGACGTAGCGGTACAAAAAGACTACAGGTTAGCCTATATTGACATTCTGGGGGGTCAACTAAATGCCAAAGGTATAACCCCAACAGCTAACGCGATTAACCAAGCTTGGGTTGTGGGTGCCGGGGGTCTCAGTAAGATTCGTGCGGCTAACCCTAATGCCTTGCTAGACGACATCTTGGGCTTCACTGGGAAGGTCAATGCTGACGGCTCTAAACAGCGCGTCACTGACATCAACCCTAACTTGGCTGGTAAAACAGCCGGACAGTTCCTCTCAGACCCCAATCCGTATTCTAGATCTGGGTCACCTACGGCCTCCAAAGGACAACCCGTTCCCGCTGTTGGCGGCAGTGTAGCCTCCAAAGGACAACCCGTTCCCGCTGTTGGCGGCAGTGTAGCCTCTGTCAACGGCGGCAAGCCTGGTGAAATGCCACAACCAAGCGGGATGTCCGAAGAACAGGTTAGATCTCTGTATAATTCAATGGGTTCTTCTGGAGAGATCATTAACGCCTCTGGTAAGGTTGAGCAGGCGGTGGCCGCCGCCGAGGGGAAGCCACCCGCGGAGCGTAAGGGGTTTCTGGCTGGTGTTATTAGCGCCCTTGTCGGGGAACATGGATTGATGTCCGGGGAAAACGCAGGTCGTCTAGGTGTGATTGTTGCTGGTGGTCTGCTTTCGGGTATGACCTTTGGTAAGGCATTTGGAATGGCCGCTAAAAACACGCTTCAATGGCACGACCAGCAGCAGTCGGAGCGTGTTGCGGGTGAGAACGCGGATAAGCGGCAGGCTGCATCAGATACTCGTGCGGATAAGCGGCAGGCTGCATCAGATACTCGTGCAGAGAAGGCGCAGGCTGCATCAGATACTCGCGCAGAGAAGTCGCAGGTGGCTCTTGAAGATCGCGCAGCTCGCGCAGCTCGTAGAAAATTTGATTCGGACGAATCAACGGACCGTCGCAAATTGTACGAAAAGGCCGTAGACGATGCGTCTAAGATCGACTGGAAGAACGTGCCCAACATGGCGATGCGCGTCGAACTCACCGATAGATTTAGGATCAATCCGGAAGACTCTATGGAAGTCCGTACAGCTAAGCATCGAGGGTTGGTAGACGCGGTGCATCGGGTATCCGTTTCGAAGGACGCTGCAGCCAACAAGCCATCTGCCGAAACAATGGCTGTTAAACCCACAACAGGGGAGCGCGCTACGTCTCGTAGGCTTAACGGTAACTTTCAATTGTTAACAAAAGACGGTTGGAAGGATGCAGACCAGGTTGGCTGGCTTAGCCACCAAGATTGGTCTGCCAATGAAAAGGACGTCGAGAATCGTATAAAAAACTCCATGGGTGTTAGAGAGGCCGCTGAAGCAAAAGCACGCCTAAAGGATCCAAAATTTACGGAGGGTCAGGTCCAAGCGCAGGTTAACTATATTACGGCTGCTATGAAGGGTCTGTATAACAAACTCGGTGGAAGTATGAATCCAGACGACTTCGCCACCGTTTCTGAAACCACGATGGCCAATTTACCACCCGACGTTTATCTTACTAAAGAAGAGCTTCAACGGCAGGCATTTGGCCACGCTCTATACGCCAAGCTACCAACTAACCGGATCCTGTACAATGACGCCAATGGCGGCAAGCGTATCCCAGCGGTCGACCTCGGTAAATTCGCTGAGAACGTACAGAAGCTGGCTAAGAAGAATGGGCTTGAGATTGATCAGCAAGCTGGCGTGCTTGAGAAGGCATACATTCTCCTTGACGCCAAAGAGAAGCAACCCTGGGTGGCCAAGGCGCGTAATACCAAGTCTGATATTACATCAGCATTTCTGCTGTGGGCTAACGATATCGACAACCCTGTAAATAAGTAAAGGAGTATCCCTGTGACTAATGACGAACTACCGGCATTTTTAGACGCTGAGTATGCCAAGATCAGAGCCGCAGGGAAGCCCGCTGGTCCTCCTCTGGAGATCGATGGTAAACGAACGGGGTCTACTTGGGTAGATCCTGACACCATCAAGATTGGTGGTACGGAATCCGCTCGACTCAAGGGCTTCAACGCCCCTGAGAGGGGGAAGATCGTTGGTGGTGTTTACATCCCCGGCGAAATCTCCGATGACCAAACACAGCAAAACGTATCCGATGTTATCCGCGCTGGTGGGTATACGCAGGGCGATCGAGATGGGAAGGATGCCCATAAGCGTACCCTCCTTGATATTCAGAATAAAGATAAAACCTCGCTAGGGGACACGCTAACTGAAACCGGGGTTGCCCCTATCAATGCGTTCTCTAGTCTGGAGGCAATTAAAAACAAGAACATGGCTCAAGCAGCCGATCGGATGCTGCCCACTAATCCTAAGACGGCTGATCCACTCAGGCAGATTGCTGCCCGTGAGCAGGCTGCACAGTACATCCCCAAGGTGAATGTGGCAGACCCGGCGGCTTACGCGTCCATCAAACGGAATACTGGTGCTTCTGCAGCTATCAAGGGCGCAGAGGAGGTTAGCCGTTTAGAAGGCCTGTTGGCTCGACGAGACCTGCCACAACGCGTTAGGGATAACCTGACCAAGAACCTGGCTGATGCTCGCCAAAACATATTCCTTGCTGGCACAATGCCGGACATTGTTGGTGGTGTAAATGTCCAGCCCCATGATCGTTCGGTCATGAACGTGGCAAAGAACCAGTTTTCTACAATGCTAACTAACGCATCGCTAGATGTTTTAAAGGGCATTGGCGGGGTCTCAGAGATGGCCTCTGAAGCGGCAGGCTGGGACGGTTTAGCTGCTCGATCAAAGAACTACTCTGAGGCTATTAAGGGAGAACAAGATGGGTTGGCTGAGACCTTGTCCAGCTTTAGTCAAATTCCAGGGCGCACCAACTGGCAAACCGTGAAGAACACCGGGCTGTATGTAACCAACTTGCTAGCAGGGATGTTGCCTTCCGTGGCTATCTTGGTGGCATCGGGCGGTGCTGCTGGAGCCGTAGGTTTAGCGGGTGTAGCTGGCTTCGCAGCAAGCGCAGCAGCACCGTCCTTGATTTACGCCGGTCAGTTTTTTGCTGAGCAAGACGACAAGCAAAAGAACCCGGCACTGGCGCTGGCCATGGGGATAACCTCAGGTGTGTTAGATCGGCTTGGCCTGAGTGTGATCATGAGTGGGGGAACGGTCAACACACTTGTTGGTCGTAATCTAATCCTAGATGCAATGAGGAAAAGTAAAAAGTATGCAACAGAAACGGAAATGATGTCTGTGCTAGACAACATGACCAAGAAGGAGATCGTTAGCCTTGCTGCATCTGGTGAGAAATTTGCTAAGATGCAGGTGGGCACTTCCCAGTCTATGGCGCTTTCGATGAAGTCGTTAGCTGAGGCGGTTGGCAGTGAGTCGATTACGGAGACCCTCCAGCAAGGCGCTCAGATGATCGCCGAGAAGGGTCAGTGGAATATGGACGCGCAGTACGAGAAAGACTTCTATGACCAGCTGCTTGAAGCTGCGGTTGGCGGCGGTGTTATGGCCGGTGTTATGCGAGCCCCCGGCGGTATTCGCGACAAGATGCAGTGGAAGGGGATAGCTGACGGGTACAAACCTTACGAGGGTAAGCCGAAGGAAAACCAGATGTTCCAGTCGGATAACCAATCCGAGTTAGCATCCGGTAGGGGTCATGAGAATACTCGCGCAATGGTCGAGAGTATGGCTTCTGCACCTGTTGACGGGTCAACCTCGGGCTATGAGCTTACAGGGATGGACTCCAAAAGGGGAGTAGTGCATGGTCTCAAGGCTGTGTTTACCGATCCGGTGTCTCTGCTGCGACAGCTTGGCGATACCATCGTGCCCTCTATGTTCACAAAAGAAGGCGCGGTCCGTAAGAACATGGGGTACCTACGCGCTATTATTTTTGGCGGCTCCCTTCCAGGGGATAACGCTTCTGGTGTAAAGCAGCGGCTCATGGGCCGGTTCTCCGGTTACTCGGCTGAGTCCCTAGCACAGAGATTGTCTACTAACCCAAAGAAGGCCGACAACCTGGTTCGCGAAGCTTGGCAAAATTACTGGGCAAAAGGTCTCACGCTTCCCCAGACCAGTATTCAGAATACCGAGTTGCAGAACTGGAAGGCGGGTGTTGACGATATCCGCACGGCTATGCTCGAAGAGTCAGCACGTGCCGGTATCCCATTGGATTCTATCCTGAATGACCACGCCTTGTTTGAGTCCTCTGACATCCACCCGGAAACCCTACAGGCCCACCGAGCGGCTGTCGAGAACAAGATGGTCAACACGCCGGATGCAGCCGGACATGTTGCCACACAACGGGAAGCCAATGAGGCTATCAAGGCTATTATGTCTGGCAATGTAGCTGCAGCATCGCAAGCAAGACAGTTTATGTCCGACCACGGCGTTTTCAAAGATCCGGCGCTTGGGCATGTATTCGAGAGCAACGTGTTCACGGGCATTGAGAACTTAAAAGAGCGAGTTAGCCGTGATATTATGCACAAGGTTTACCTCGGTAAGAATGGGGAGATCCTGGGCCGTTTGCTACAGCAGGCTAAGGCTGCTGGCGAGTTCGAGACGGATGCGCAGTATGATCAAGCTGTTACAGATACTAAGGCATGGTACGAGATTATGACGGGGCAGTACCACCCGTTGGATGAGCATCCCAATCTCAAGAAGATCTTGGGGTGGGGTGTAACGGCCACTATGCTGTCTGCTCTCGGTAAGGCGGGATTGTCTTCTATGGCTGAGGTTGGCATGTCCACCCTTGGAACTGAAGGGCACAACACTGGCAAACAGCTGGGGTCGTTCTTTAACAACTTCTGGAAGGAGTACAAGGCCGACATCAACAAGTTCTCCTCCTGGTCCACCTCTAACACACTCATCTCGGCTATGCGGAAGACGCCTTCCGAGACATTGAGGTCCAAGGTTCAGGCGTTGGAAGACGAAATGTATGGTACCAACATAGTGACGGTTGATCGGATGAACCAGATCGCAGCTGAGCTGGTCCGCTTACACGACAAGAACTTTGCCTATACTGCCTTCGAGCGGCTTGGGTACGCGGAGACTGGATACAACACGCAGACGCGGTTTGAGTATGCAGATACCAATATGAAGAAAACAATGCATGTGTTCACCTCGATTATTGGTTTGAGGGCGCAGACGGATGCTGTTCGGCTGGCTGCGCTCAGCATTGCCGCCGATACCATTGCTGGCAAGCTCACTAACCTGTCCAACATACCCAAAGCTGACCGGCAGGCAGCATTTACAGCGGGCAAGGGCCTGTCAGTCAGTCAAGCGCATGACCTAGCTGACTTGCAATCGTTCGGTATGAATGTGTTCTTCATGGTAGACGCATTCAACGACCCGCAGTCGCAGATGTTCCAGCCTGGATTCCTGGCGGACATCGGGCTTGGTGTTGGGGAGGACAAGAAGAACAACCCGCAGTCAGCACACTACAAGGAAGTGCAAGAGAACCTGCTGACTACGCTCGGTAACTTCGTTGACTCCAAGGTTGTTAACCCGCAGGCACACAACTTGCCTAAGTTCTTTCATGACCCGCGCCTTCGCGTAGTTACTGCTATGGGTAGGTTCATGGCAGCTGCCCACGCCGTCCTCCTTCCTAAACTGTACCGCAAGTTCATATTAGAGGGATCCTCGGCGATGAGGTATCAGGCTTTCGAGTCGATCGTGTTGACCCTCTTGTTCGCATCCCTGGCTAATATGCTGAAGGATCAGCTGGCCTACGGCGAAGACTCACCATACGTTCGTGGGGCTAAGGCCAAGATGCAGCGGAACCTAGGTAGCTCCGGGCTTACTGGCCAATTTGAAAAGGTAATTGATAAGGTATCTCCAATTTACAAAGGTAGTGGCGCATCTATAACAAACGACCCTGTGGGCTGGGCGGGAAATCAGGCGGCACAAGCCTCCCCGGTCCTATCTTGGGCGGGTAAGGTGGCGGGCGGTGTACAAGACGTTGGCTCCGGCAATACAGACAAGGGTGTTTACCAACTGATGAGGGCAGCCCCCTTGATTGGTAGCTTTCCGATCGCCTCGCGTGAGGTAGCAAATCTATTCAAAGGAAACTAAATTATGGCATTAGGTAATGTAAAGTACGTTCGACCTGGAGGCGGGGTTCCACCGTCGCTGGCCGACAGGCTGGCAGCACGATACGCTGGCACCCAGGCGTTCAACGAGCAGTCCCCCGCGGGCGAGGACACACCCGCGACCTTGATGGCAGCAGAAGTTCAGCAAGGTATGGCTCCTGGGCTGGTCGGCAACGTACCGCCACCATTACCACATGAGCAGCTTCAAGAGGGATTCACCTCCGATGATCTGGCGCAGGCTACGGGTAGCCCTTGGGCTGCTAATGCCAGGTACCGACCAGAGATTGAGATGGATAGCCTGGGCAACGCTGTGTATGATGATCAAGGTGGGGTTAAGGAGCGGCCAATTGATCCTGACCGCTGGCGAGCAGCTAAGGCAGAAGCTGTTTCAGCCACCCCCAACTTTGAGCAAGCCGTTGCAGACGGCGTGTCCCCCACCGATATGGCTAAGCAGGTGCTGTCGCAAGCAGCGGCCTACGATGCACGCTACCGTGGCCCTGAGACTGGCCCCGAAATTAAGCGTGCAGCCGATAACTTGGGTAATATCATAGCGTTGATTACGACTGATGCCGAGAACAACTTGTTCAACCCCTACCAAACGAAGGTCTGGGTATCTGATGCAAACGGTGACCAAGTCCCCGCTGGCGCTCAGGCCCTAGAGGATACTGGTCTTAGTGACGAATACCACTCCCCGATAGCTACTCTGATGGGCGTGGGGTATGCAGTGGCCGTGTCCCAAGCACCTGTATATCGGAAGGAGAATGAGGCTACACCGGAAGACCTCAGCGGTAACAGGTTGGTTGACGCACAGCCGCTTATCAACATCATCGGTGCCGGATCAGCAGCCGCCAAAGCTGCTATGGACCGAACACCGTTTGGCGAGCGGGTTTCTATGGAAGCTGTTCAAGCCATGATGGCTGCTCAAGTTCAATCAGAGATCCAAGCCGGTAGGTTGATTGCTACCAAAGACAAGTCGGGCAGAATAGTTTATTCGCCTATTGAGTCGGTGAAGAGCCGCGCAAGAGATCTTAAGTTTATTCGGGAGGCACTTGCAGGGGATACCCAGCGAGCGGGCCTCTCTAGCGTGCCTACCGGGCTTGGCAGCAGTATGCAGTACCCAGGTAGCAAGACAACCTCTAAAGACATTCGTAATGACGAGTTGGTTACCCTCGCTGCTGATATTACTAAGGACATCTGGGGCTCCATTCTGTTTAAGTACCACGAGAAGGACGTGCGCTTCAAGCAGGTGCAGCTGGACGATATCGTTGCTGGTATGGAGACCGACCCAGAGACCGGCCTACCTATCTTCTCCACCGGCATCTACGCTAAGGGTGCCAAGGTCTCTGAGGCGGATTACAAGGCCAGACTAAACGAGCTTAAACCTTGGGAAGGGTATGATCCAAAAGATCCAGTACAGAAGGCCAAGTGGGAGCAGCGAAAACGGAAACACGCATCTTCTGTAATTGAAGATAAGCTTAAGTCTATGGCGTATGCCGTTGAGGCGGGTCAAAATCAGATCAATAAACCAGGCTACAAGAGCTTTATTTCGTCTGCGGTCAATGGCCGATTCTACGAGAATACCCGTGGGGCCGACACTATGGCCGACAAGTGGGGCGCGAGGGAGATGCTGAACTTTGCCAAACAAGATGCTGTGCGTGGCATGGATATGTTTGATACCGATAGGATTGCTATTCTTAAGAGCAAGGGTGCCGAATTTCTTAAGCTAGTTGGCGTTGCTCGGCAAAGGGCTATGAAGCTTATGCCACCGGGTGAGCTGGCCGCGATTGGAACCATGATTAATATCGTTCTAAACTATATGACGGCGGTAGATGGAAAGTCAACAGCGGGTATCCTTAAAATGGGTGAGGCCAAGGTGCTGGAGATGTATACCCCAGAGATGGCTAACGCCCTCGCCACCCTCGGCAAGGAGTACAACGAGTACCTAGCGGATCCATTGGCGGATACCCACGACAATATCAAACGCTATCTTGCAGCTATGCCTCGCGGTGAAGCCCTTGGCAACAAGAATTTGTGGGACGATGCGTTTAACCTGCGCAACAACGCCAAGAGTATGAACCACATCCCGCTTACCCACATCAACTTTGATGACGGTAATCAGAACGGTATCTTCTTGCAGGCCCTATTCTTCGGTGACGCTTCTGTTGCTCGGCGCTTGGGGATTGCTGACCCGTCTATGGGCGACATGCGTGACCACGCCTTGAACGTTATCTTACAGAACTTGGAGAAAACATTTGCAGGAAAGCCTGAGCACGTCGAGGCATGGACGCGATTCCTCGCAGCGGGAGCATCGGAGGAAAAGTTTGCAGCTGATCTATTCAAAATACCCCTCATGCAGAACGGCTATGGTAAGGACGCAGGAATGTTCGGCGCTCACGTTGATTCTTTCCTTATGGATTCTGATTATCGTGATGCTGCAATTGAGCATCTGATTACGAACGGGCCTTACACTGGTATGGAGGAGGCCTCGACCGCGTTGAATAACGCAGTAGAGGCGTCTCTCCGGGAGGTGGTTAGCCAAAACGATGGCAATGTTATGACATCAGCCGGTCGCCTGTTTGGTATTCTGATGCATATACCACTCATCAAAAACATTAACGGTGACACGATGGCGCTTGGCCCGTCATCCCTGTTGCCTATTCTAGATCCATCTAAGGACACTCACACGGCATTCTCCGGCGAGGTAAAGCTGGGTGTTGAGGCACACCAGTTCCAAGATGCAACTGGTGCCGACTACCCGGAAATCCCGAAGGCAATGAGGCAAGCAGACCCGGCTGCATCTAAAGGTCGCATAGGCTACTTTAATCCGAAGACAGAAGAGTGGTCTTACTTTGATAACTACAAGGGTACTTCGGCTTCGCGGATGTTTTTGGTTATGCCAATCCAGGGTGCCGATGGCGGCCTCGCTACGCTGGCTACTATGGCGGTAAATGACAACCGATCGTCGCCCACGCCTGTTTCTTTTGTTCACGATGCGGTCAACTCAACAGCAAGCGGTGCGCTGATCTACCGAAATGCCTACAACAACATCGCCATTCCCGAGGCCATCAAGGAGATTGGTAGGTTTGGGGAGAAGGTTCGTGCTGAGGTTAACAGGGCTGAATCTTTGGCTAAGGAGAAGGCGGACAAGCTCGGCAGGGTTGGTATCTACGACGAGGGCCAATTTCCGGCGATGGGGGCTTACTTTGACGAGATGTTTGAGAAGGCTACACCGGGTGGGGATTACCAACGTTACAAGTACCTTAAAGCGGGGTACGACCCTAGCGCTGAGATCAGGAACCCAACGCCTGATCAGATGCTTAACAAGGTCCGTGCTTTGGAGTGGTGGAAGGGGTACAAGGAGAAGAAGGACGATATCCTGAATCGAGCCCGCTCTGCCGGTTGGAAGCCTAAGGGATCGGTACCCGAGACCAACCGCTCTAAGCAGGTTGTCACACCTGATCAGTTTAAAACGCTGATCAGGTTGGCTAAACAAGGCCTCAATATGTCTGGTTTGTCCAATACGTTTGACTCTTGGGTTAACAACTTCCAGACTAAGGTCGAGCATATGCAGAGGCTTGTGGCTACCGAAGCTGCTAAGAGTGGGGGCTTCTGGCAGATGACCCCATCTGGAGGTAAGCGTGCCAAGTCAGTTGAGGAATTTGCTAAGGCGAAGGCTGCAGCTGTTCCTAAGATGAAAACTGGAATCGATGATGTACCGGATTGGATGCAAGGATTAGAGTCGCCATTCTAAAAAAGATACCCCTACAGAAGCCTTAATGGCCTATGTAGGGGTATTTAATTTCAATCAGCGTTGTCTTTTACGGTTTGCCTTGCAGATGCTGCTTGCTGGTCTGCGCGGGAGAGTGCTGCGTCTGGGTTCATCCCCTGCTTCACATAGCCTTCGTAGTTCTCTTTGTGCATCTTACGGATAGCCGCTTCGTTGATTCCGGGCGTTCCGGCCAAAGCTGGGTCTAAGCCGAGGGCAACCACAACTTCTTCGTCGGTGGTCCCGGTCTTGCGGTAGATGTTGTAGCTTTTCATATTTGTTCCTTTGTTAAACAATAAACCAGTCTTTGCTAAGCATATCAGACTGGCTAGCCAACCAACCAGGAAGCATAGCGCGACGCCCCCCAGCGTTGGTAGTGTACATGTCGATGTGTGGCAGGATATCACCACAAACTAGACCTGCCCTATGGTAGGCCGACCCTGCTTTGAAGGTTACACTGCTCGTGCCGGGTACTAGCACCAACCACATGCCCCTACCATTCCAACCCTTACGGGCAACGCGGTGACCCAGTTCGAGTGCTTCAATCGCTTGGCCAAAGCTCAGCTCACCTGCATTCTCGCGGTAGGTCTTATCGAATTGTTCCTTCGGAGACCAGCTGATGTAGCCCTTGTGTCGGCTATCGTTCGCTTTTCCGTCATCGAGGTATTCGACGAGATAACCCTCATCGGCCATATCCTCTTCTTCCGGGAGTGCCCACCCACGATAGCTGTTATACTTACCACGAGACATGGGGGTAGCGTTCAGGACCTTAGTCCCAATATATTGTTTCATTTATTTCCTCATATACAGAATAGATAAGGGCCGCTGGCCCCTATAGGTACCGACTACACAAGCCTCTAAGCCTAACGATCTCAGCCGCAGCTTCTTCGCAGGTTATGGCAATGCGGTCTTCTTTGCCCCCAGCTGCTTGCCTGATCCTCCTGCGGATTTCTGCTCGTAGCAGTAGCTTGTCTACTATATCCTGTTCTTCAAAGGGCAATTTAGATTTTAGCATCTTCGTATTTCTCGAGGTAAGAGACCAATTGACGTGCCAGCCCAAGGTTATCTTTTAGATGCCCAACCGCATAGTTGCAGTTGTCGCAGAGCACACCACGAACAGTGTTTGTTTGGTGGTTGTGATCTATGTTGAACCGCCTTCGCTCACTCTGGTCCCAAGGCTTTGAGCACAGCTCGCATGCCTGTTTGGTGCGCTCGTGGAATAGCAGCGCTTCTTCTTTACTTATACCGTAAACCCGGCAGACGCGTCGGAGGTAAGAAGATAGTTGGTAATCCGGCTGGGCCTGTCGCTCCTTGTTGTACCCTTTGATCGCGACCTTACGGCGTTGGTAGGCCACTTTCCTTTGGGCTGAGAGCCTCTCTCTGTTGGCCGCCTCGTAAGCCAAACGGTATTCCCTCTTTCTGGCTGCGAAGCGTTCTTTGTTTGCTTGGTCGTAGTCCTTTCTAGCTTCTTTCGTGTGCATATTTCCTCCGTTACCTGTTTGTGTTTTCTTTCTATAGGTACCAACTAAAACCGTTAAGCCCCGCAAGTGCCACCCTTACCGGAGATATCACAAATATCAGTTTCCTCGAACGTAGTGCCCACGTTTGCGATAGCCTCAGCATACGGCACAGGTGTCAGTGGTTGACCACCACGGCTTCCATCTGGATAGCAGGTGAAGCCCCGGAGCCGCTGCGCGTACTTAGCGAGCGTGTCCGTAAACTGTTGAACCTGGCCTTCGTTGTTACCATCAGACCCCCAAGCCGGGAGGTTGATGGTGCTGGAAATCGACATATCAACGTAGTCCTGTACATCTGCTTGGAACTTGATTCGCTTCTCATACTGAGTACTCAGGTCGAGTGCTGATTCAATCTTAGTCGGGTCCACTCCGTACTCTGTGATAAGCGTTTGTGCTGTTCCATCGACAACAAACTGGTACTTCCACTTAGTACCTTCGGTGAGGAACCTCCGCTTGTAAGCCACAGCAAAGAGGGGTTCAATGCCGGTGGTAGTGCCAGCTAGAATACCGATTGATCCTGTAGGGGCGATAGCTCGGTAACCCTTTGGGTGAGACAAATGGAAGCGATCGCAGTGTTCGTTAGCTGCTTGCTCTCCGTCTGACTTCCACGCGGCTAGCCACTTATGCAGCTCAGCTGTTACCTCATAGCCGTAGTTACGCTTCAGCAGCCACTCGTGAATGCCCATGAGTCCCAGGCCTAGGCGTCGGTTCTTTTCCCGTACCTTATAAACCTTTGCATAAGGCAGGTCAGCACGCATCGTGCCACATACCAGAAACTTAGAAGCAAGAGCAACAACACTCTTAAAATCCTCCAGAGACGAAATATTAGCCATGTTGATGCTACCCAAATTGCAGACATCGCTGTCGTCTTCGGAGGTAACCTCGGTACAAGCGTTGCGAAGGGTCTCATTCTGTTTGTTTCCAAAGTTGAAGCTGAACCCCGGCTCGCCATTCATCATGGCCTGCCGACAGTTCTGCTTGAAGATCTCGTTGTTCTCGATACCGTTAACGAGAGAGGCATCATCGTAGTTGACGCTGATGTTGGTCATGTCGAGAGGTGCGCTAGCGTTGAAGTCCTTGACCTTCATTGCTGCAATCTCGGGTGACCAGTTCTTTGCTGTCATGAAGTCTTGGATATCGTCGTGAGCCCAGTTAAGTGACGCATAGATGGCGGATCTCCGTGATCCACCCTGCATGACATTCCGACCGATCTCGTTGATGGCCATCATCAAAGGTACCGGACCAGAGGACGTACCTCCTGTACGCCTCAGGGTCTTGCCTTTAGGGCGCAGTCGGGAGTAGTCATTCCCGATACCGCCGCCCGTGGTCAAGCAGGACATGGACTTCCAAGCTGTATTCGCCCAGTCCTCGCGGGTGTCCTCTTCACTACGCAGCAGGTAGCAGTTGTTGTACGCTTTAAAGTCTCGACCCGCGTAGTAGAGGTAGCGGCCTCCGGGGATGAACTTCATTTCCTTGATATACTGTTTTAGCTGCTTCTGCTCGTCGGCTGACATCAGCGCAGGCAGGGTACCCCATCGGGTGCCACACACATCTTCGACCTGCCGCTCAGACACATTATCCCAGGTGTCATCCGGTCCTTGTGCATACTTAGCTTTGAAAATGGTTTCCCCGAACGCTGTACGAAATTGAGTCATTAATTATCCTTGATTGTTTAGTTTGCTGATATACCACTGTTTCGCTTTGAGTGCGATAGGACCACCTAACTTCTTAGGGTCCAGCTGCGAGGCTACGATAGTGTCTGACTCTTCTTTGATCACATCACCGTATACCCACCGCAGGAAGTCACCGATACTGGGCATATCGAATGGCTTTAGTTGTTCGTTCAAGAGCCACTGTAGGCCCTGCTCTAACCGTTGTTCTGTTACTACTGACTCTACAAATTCTTTCGCCTTCATATTGTCTGGATCAGCTGCTGCTAATACTCGCACCTTAGATGCTGAGTGTTTCTCACCCTTAACTTTGAACTGGTGGAAATGTTCTGCACCAACCGAGGTCCACACCACGCCCTCACCGATACCTTCCTTATCGAAGTAGGCACCGATAGGACACCGCGCCTCGACATCGTCGGTAATCGCACGCAGGTTGTCTGTGCTGTCATCTGGATTGTTGAAGTCGATGACCTGCATGAAGGTACCAAACCGGCTTATGTGGTAGATGTTCTTCGATGGGTCATCGGCGTAGTGTTCGATCCAGGTGTCTACGCCAAGGCTAACTGTCTTGACACCGAAGATAAGGAACATCTTAGGCAACCCGTTGATCGCGACATTGGCCTGGATATTCCCGCCACACCACTCACCATAGACAACGTAGCTGTCTGGCGTCCCGATACTCAGGGTATCGAGACAGAATTGTCTAAGCCAATCCTTGTGTTGGCTCATGTACAGCATGAACCCGGCGTTGTCAGCCACTAGACTCAACACTCGTTCTCTCGACTGGAAGGTAACTTCGTTGGTGGCCGGTGTATACACCACAGCAGCGTTAGTTCCGTGGGCCTTCACTGTGCCCTTGAAGCTAACCACCGGGAGTGGCTTGCCATCGTAGTATTCCCGGATCTCCTTGACTACATTGTGGAATTGCCCGATCGAGTTGTACTTAAAGAAATTAGCAGAAGAAGTAGTCACTTTTGATTACCTGGTTGATGTCGAGTTGGCCCGACACTGGTTGTGGATACTGAAAGGTAGGTTGATGCTTCATCAAGGCCAGCTCGATGTAGTCAAACCCGTTGGTCATCGAGTATTGCTTTATGAACTGTTCCTTGGCAACTTGCCTCAGGCGAGGTACCCTGTCGGCATGTACTGAGAAGCTGTCGTGTACCGCAGCGAAGGAACCGCCGAAGGCAACAATCGTGTTGTCCATATGCGCGGAGTCCATCGAATGGATGAAGTTGGGAGAGATTCCTGACGCGAAGGATCTCCGGCATGGAACCCGCTTGTGTGAGTCCTTGCCGATGATATCTTCGCGTATCACATGCATGACCCTACCATCCTTGTTTCCTTTGATGCCCTTGATCATGCCCCTCTGCTTGGTCTGCCTCTGCAGGTAGGCTTGGTAGACTACAGGGAAGCCTGACGGTGTCACCCAGGACATCTCGTTCTCACCCTCATCGAGCTCATGCTCGGCTAACTCCTGCAAGAACTTAGCTGTCTTGAGTGGGCCAGTACAGACGTCGTTGATGGCCCGGATCATGTTGCCAGCCAGCATAGTGCATTCCTGCTCTGTTACTGAGTACTTGTGAGACAACCCAGCAGCGTGCATGTCTTCGTACATGTTCTTAGCGATACGTGTCTTACCAGCTGAGTAGCTCCTCGTCATGCAGGCCCGCTTAGAGATGCCCTTTCTGATGTCCTTCATAGCCATGTTAACCCGAGTAAAGAAATCCGGGATGATTGTCTTCAGTACCTGGGCTACTGAAACGTAGAAGTCCTTCTGGATCTTCGATGGGGTCAGCGACACTAATTCTCCTGCCCGCAGGTCTTTGGACAAGGCAGCCATGTGCTGTGTGCCGTTGTTTGATCCATCCGATGGGATGGGTAATCCAGAGGTAAAAGGTAGCCTCTGGTGGACACTCTGGGTATACCCTGCTATCTCTACGCAGGCGGCTAAGAAGGCATATGGCTTCTCCGCTTCGGGCTTGACCGCGTTTCCGTTGCCCCACTCACAAACGGTGTAGATGTTGGCCATAACCCAGTTAAAGCGATCATCGAGCGTCATCTTGTCTACCGAGATAGTATCTAGCCCCTGCTCTTTTAGGTACGTAATGTAGTCGCTCGTGATCCACTTAAGCTGAGACAATTCCTCTAACGTATACGACTGATTGTAGGAACAGGCCGCATGGATGCAGAGAAACCGGTACCCTATTCGGGTCATTTCCTCTTCGTTGTAGAACAAAAAGAGGCTACGGGCAAGGTCAGATCCTTGGTACTCTAAGAAGGACTCGGAGTAGTAGCTCCTTCCTCGATAGTCGCGTGAGATCTCTTGGTAGAACGGGAAGCCCTGATCGCAGATCAGATCTGCCTTCTTGATGATCTGGTTGTACTCGAACGACTTAGACTTCAATCGCTGGACCCTTGGATCGTTCCGACCGAGGAACTGTGTGCCATCCAGGTGGGTCATCCCGTCTGTTAGTTTGGTGATGTCGTCTAACAGTAGTTCTACGATGACCCCATCCCCATCGATCAGTTCGATTGTTACCGGCGGTGGGTTAGCCTTAGCTGCCTTGAGTACGTGTAGGTTCAACGCCCACGGTTGCTGACGGAGTATCTCGGTTGCCTTAACAAAGGGTGTATCTAAGTACTTCTTGAATGATTCGCTGGCGTCCCGACCCTTGATGAACGTTTTATGGGTCACGTCAGATACCCCCGAGGTTATCGCCTCCGGTGTAGTGAAGATTGTTCCGATCAGCGTTGGCTTTACGCGGCTCCTCTGGTGCAGGATCCTGACTAGGTACGGTGCTTTGAAACCATCGTACTCCCTCTCGATCTCAACGAGGTCGTCCTGCAGGAATGTCTCCAGCATGAGGTCACCCACAGCGAGTAGCGTTCGCATCTCCGGCGTCGGTACCTGGACATGCTCACAGACCATCTTGCCGATAGCTGCTGAGATGAAGGTGAGTTTAACAGCTGCTGTGTACCGGGTGTCTCGACTCTTGGTGCAGTGCTTGAGTAGCATATCCCAAGAGGCGTTGACGATATCTTCATTCCACTCTGTGTACATTGATAATATTACTGCCCCGTGATTCTGGTATTTCTCGGAGTCGGGTAGTATGGCTGCTACCCGCTCTGCTAAGTAATCAAAAGGATTCATTGGTTTAGCTCCGGCTGTCTTCCTCGGTGTTGAGGTCTTTGAGTCGTTGTTCTGTTAGTCGGATTGCGATTCGGATAGATTCTTCCTCGTCATATGGGTCATGGAGAGGAACACGGGTGGTTAGGTTTACCCAATCGGCGTCTTTAAGTGAGATCCATTTCATTCGAAGTCTACCATGTTGTTGGCACTAAGCCGGGTTGTATTCGGATCATAGCTGCAGGATCCACAATCACCGGTCTTGCCAGTGAAGCGGCTCTTGAGTACCCGCATCTTGATCGTGTTGCGTTCTTTGACGGTATCCGCAATCATATTTCTAGCGAAGGCCAGGATATCAAACGAGATTTGTTTGATTGAGCCCGACCCCTTGATGTCGTCAACAGATGGTAGGCCACCCTCTTCGAAGGCCTTCTTCTGAAATGCCTTACGCAGGTGGGACACTACTCCTAACCACACGCCGTGCTTCATCACGATCTTGAGCAGCTGGGACATCACAGCGTCAGTGGCCTCGTTGCCTTCCTTACCCTCTGACCCCTCAGATACTGCAATCGTGATGTGGTCCAGGAAGATGTACTTGCAGCCCATCACGGCCAGCTGTTCGATCTTTTCAAGCAAGGATCCGTCACCTACCGAGCCTTGGTGGTCTAGCAGAACCAGCCGGTTGTCGCTGAAGACCCGCTTGAAGGCTTCGTACTGCTCCTCTTCGGTAGTCTCGCTCTCGGACAGGTTCTTCTTGAGGTTCATCCCGATGAACTTCTGAGCGGTATCTCCTACGGACTCCTCAAGTGACACCATGCCTACTGAGTCGGGTGTGTTTTCAAGGATCTCAAGCACGATTTCTTTGATGAGTGTACTCTTACCGGCACCTGTCCCCGAGGTGAACAGCACGATCTCTCCAAGGCGCATACCTTGGGTCATGGTGTTGAACCCTTGGAGACAAGCAGGGTAGGGTACAGAGGAGGTTGCTTGCTTTCGTTTGTAGTGTTCCCAGACATCCTGTCCCGAGACGATACCCGCCGGTGAGAACAGCTTAGCATCGAACATAGCTGCTAGTACAGCCTGTCCACCATGCTTAACCAGTAAATCGCACGGATCTTTCTCCGACATCGTGGCGATCTTTACCTTATCGTATCCCACGATCTTAGCGATCTGCTTAGCTATCTTCTGCCCCGGCTCGTCCATGTCTGTCATGACGATGACCTCGGCGAATGTCCTGAGCCACTCTCGTTGCTCGATAATCAGCGCCGTTGCCGACGCGGATGGAAGGGCGACCGCCGGGTAGTACCGTCCGTATTTGTCAAATGCAGATTGAGCCACGGCAAGAGCATCCAGCTCGCCTTCACAAATGATAATGCGTTTGTTACCTTGGGCAACATTCTGGCCAAAAAGTTGTACACCTTTGAAGTCTCCGTGGATGATGAATTGTTTAGGTAGCTTGCGTTCTTTGTAGGCGACAACTTGCCCGTCCTTCGTGTACGGATAGAAGTGAGACGCGATCTCACCTTCGGCGTTGTAGCTGACCTTGACGCCATAGTGCTCTGCTGTGGCCTTAGTGATACCTCGTTCTTTGAATCCACGGGTGGCGTATCCGTAGATGTCTTCGATAGGGTGCATGTCATAGTTCTCTTTGTGGTATTCTGTTGGTACGTAATTCGGGTCGATCGGGGAGGACTTAGCGCAGGAGAAGCAGTAGCCGAACTTGTCGTCGTCTTTGTAACTGAATGCGTCATGCGATCCGCAGTCTGTCTTTGGGCATGGCGCGTGGATCCATCGAGACATATCAGTTCCAGTCGTTGTCGTCACGGGCATCGCGTAGCAGGTGTCTACGCTTGGATGCCTCGTTCTTCTCTTTTTGTTTCTTCGAATGCTTGTTAGCAAATTCAGATTTCAGATCAAGGTACTCTGGCTTTTCCTCTGGTGGTTTTTCTTTATGTTTCATATAGTACTGCAATTGCCCCTTTAGTGTCATCAGCTTCCTCTGCAAAGACACCTACGCATGGCTTTTCATAAATTTTGTTTACCTTCCAGAAAGCGAGCTTGTCCCCTTTTTCATTTTGTAATACCTCATCTATCAGCTCCTCAAGGTTGTTCCCAAAGTAGTCAACATCAGATTCATGCTCATCACCCACACCGTATTCACCACTATTAAATGTAACACTATATTTGAAATCACACATTCTCATTTGGTTACCTACCCGTTTTCTTTTGTTTCATTTCAAGGGCTTCAAAAATTTTACAGCAGAAATCGCTTCGTTGTACCATTTTCGTAACTCGGTTCCGGGTACCAACTCTCGCGACAGCGCTTCATTCAACCACAACTCCTGGCATTCTCGATATGTCATCATGCTCTTTGATTTGCACCACTCGATGACAACAAACGAGAAGCACTCATGGCCGATCTCTCTGATGTCTCGGTTGAGATTATCCGACGACGATGTGTAGGACTTCCAGTTAGATTCCTTATGCATCTTGATTCTCCTGTTCCTACCAGCCGGGGGTGGCTTGGTTAGGTAGGAGACCAGGTTTTTCTTACCGATGTACTGCTGCCCGGTGGCAACGTTGTGGATCAGGTAGATGAACCCGATGGCTCCGTCTGGTCGGTCGGTGAGTGAGATCCAGTGGCCGGTGTCGTCTTCCATGTCAGTCTTTCAATTAGTTCTTCGTAGGTGAGCACCCGGATGTCTTCCCGCTTCTCTCGTAGGTAGATACAGTTAGCGGCCCTGGTAAAGTGTTCTGGGTCTGAGCCTTTTTCGCGGTACAGCTGTAGTACCATGTCCAGAAGTTGTCCATTGGACACACCTTCCATCATGGCCTTGGCTTTAACCGGACCTACTCGCCAGATACCGTTGATAGTATCTGTCCCGTCACCGGTGATAATCTGTTGGATTTCCCAGCGGTAGGCGTCTTCTCGTTTTACCTGGTAAAAGAACCTCTTGTCTTTGTGGTAGTTGTAGTGGTCACCTGGAATACAATCGAGGTCCTTGTCGATATGAGCGATGATGGTCGTACCCGTGACATCCCCGGCGATAACACGGCAGTAGTCGTCGGCTTCGCCACCGTCAGAGATCACTGCGAAGTCAGCAGCGTACTCGTTCATTTTCGCTACCCGCTTCTTGATGTCCGGGTCTGTTTTACGCTTGGACTTGTACAGCGGGTCTGCCCTGTGTCTGAAGTTGTTCGACCCCTTGATTACCACGAATGCTTCCTTCGCTTGGCACGTTGAGATGATCTCTTCGATGGCCCGATCGAGCATTGAGTTGCACTGGTTGGGCGTTTTCTTGGATACAGCGATGCCGTAGATAATAGAGTCAGCATCGATGATGACCCGGTTTACTGACTCGTCTTCGTATTCTTCTTCTTCGTTCATTAATGTACCTTGTCGTATGATTTACCTATGTGGGATGACCCGCCCATACATTCAATTCCAAACCACTTGGGGGCCTCAGTAAATGCTTCTACAGCTAATTCGGATACTTGTTCAGCGTCTTCATCCTTGACTACCAAGCAAAACTCGTCATGCATATGAAGTACAAACTGATGATGTATCTTATTCGCAACCAGCTTCTCTTTCATATACACAGCTGCCGCCTTGCAGGTGATCCCCTCGATCGTCTGGAGTGCGTAGTTGAGTACCATGTGCGGGGAGCTCGTGAATACGATTCGCCCGTCTAGCCCCCGGATGAACGCGTTTCGTTCTCCGAAAGCAGCAGAGGATTCCTCGAACTGAGACTCTAAAGACTCCTTTAGTTCCTTCATTCCTGGGATGGAATCTTGGAATTTCTCTAGGGCCTTGGCACCCGCTTTCGGGTTGGTAGCGCCTGTGAGGATCTGGCCTAGTTTGCCCTTACCCCCACCAAACAAAAACGCATAGAGAAAAGGCTTCGCTAGCTTCCTGCTCACTCCCAACACATCCGCGTTCCGCTGGTGGACATCCCCGTTGATCACCTCGTTGGTAAACCCTTGGTTGTTTAGCAGGTGGCATAGGCCGCGCATCTGGTTGCCAGACGAATCAGCACCTACTAATGAACACCCTTCTTCAGCAATCAACAGGGACCGCATCTCTGGCCCGTATGGTGCATCCACGGAGGGTATGTTGGCTACGACCTCGTGTCGGCATCTGAAGGTAGGCGTTCCTACGGTCCACATGTTGCCATGTAAGCGACCGTCTACCGACGCAGCCTTGATCCATCCCTCGAGGATTCCTTTCCGCGCCCGGATGGTGTAGTACTCCGAGACCATCGTACCTCCTTCACCAAGTATTGACAACGAGGTGTCGCTCATCTTAGGCGTAGTGTTGATCCACTTATTACCTACCTTCTCGGTGTTCCACTCGTCTGGAACCCACCCGATGCTGTATAGATAATCGCGAACAACCGTGATAGTGCCAAGCTTACCCTGCACGAATTCCACTCGCGAGTATGGCCCTTCGAGTGGTCGCTCGTCAAGACCCGCTTCGATGGGGTACCCAAAGTGTTTAACAGTATTGATCGCATAGTTCCCAGACTTGGTCCAGATCGGTGTCTTAAACTCGGATTTACCGTCGATGGCTATGCATCTGGCCCCGATAATTGGCTCAAGCGTTTGCTCGATGATCGCCATCCGTGTCTCTAACCGTAGCATGAGCGCTTCGGCAGCGGGCATATCGAATCGCCACCCTGTGTGGCTAATCTCAGCTTCGATCTGAGCGAACTTCATTTCGACTTCTAGACCCTTCGCGTACAGGGGATACCTCCGAGAAATCTTGTTGGCCTCCTGCGCTACTGCGTGGTATACCTTCACGTTCAAGGCAACGTCTTGGATACAGTACTTGAGCATATTGCGGGTGTACTTGGTCCAGTCGTCGTACTTACCCTTAGGCGACTCGAGATGTTGGCCCCAACCACCGAGACCGTGCAGGTGGTCCCTCCTGTATCGATTGACCATCGACATGATCCAGGTATCAAGGAGCCGCTGGTGTGGCAAGGGTGACCAACCTCGTAGCTTCCCGAGTACCGAGATGTCGTAGTTGATGAAGTTATGACCGATGAGAACGTCAGCTGCGTGTAGTGCCGCTAGGCCGATATCTAGGTTTGGTAGTCGGTCGTCGTAGTCCGAGTAACACAGTACCTCGTTGGTATCTACGTCCTGCGTCACCATACACCAGACTGTTGCTACCTTTTCGTAGAGGCCGTCTGTTTCGATGTCAAAGAGCAGCCGCTTCTTTGTCATTTTAGGTACCTAGCCAGGTAGAAATCAGAGAGGGCTCTCGCTTCCACCTCACTTGGGTCGAAGTAGTAGGCCTCTTGCTTATCCTGCGGGTCAAAGGACATACCCTTGATAGGAAACCCATCTGTGTAGGTAAGCTGCTGGCATGCGTGTACGAACTCGTGGCATACTGTGTTTAGAAATTGGCGCATAAGCGGTGTGTCGTCGTCACAGTTCTCTTCGAAGCTGTCTTCCATCCACGGCGCGGCTACTTGTATCAGGATGTGGTTAGCTTCGGTAGCTGTTAGTGTAACGCCTGCCTCGCCTGTGCCCATTATCCCGAACACGATATCTACCTTCCACTTTTGATCACAGATGTATATGCCCTTTCGCATCACAAAATCCGCCAGGATATCGTTGAATAGCGTCTTGACCCAGGCGATGTTGCCGCCCAAGCTAACTACCGATACTGAGATGTTTTCAAACCGGGTTAGAGGCCTGTCTTTGACAACCACTCCGGGTTTGCCAGCAGGTTGTGGTTGTGTTTTTGTTTCTTTACCCATTTCAGTTCCTCTGATAGGTCAATTTCAATTACTTCGAATGATTCTTTTTCAGATAACCCGTTTAGGTTAACCAGGCAGTCGGTTAACACCTTGAGGACCGCCTCCGGTGTGCATGGCTGCGGTATTTTCAATCTAAAGATACACTTAACAACTACTTCTTCCATTTTCTCTCCGTTGGTGCTTTAGGTACCGACTGTTGGGGTCATGCTGGCCATCGATGTTCCTCTTGTTCTGCGCGGTATTGATGTTTTAGGACAGCTACCCGTCTTTTAAAGGATTCATCTGCCGTCTTTAGCCGTTTTATTTCTATGGCCTGAGACACAACCTTAGCCACCGCGATTCGGTACCTGTTGGCTAATTCGATGAATTCGCTCCATATAGTCAACCATATTATGTCCCCTGTGTTCGCATCCCGAGGTATATCGGATGCCGTGGTTTGTCTTTAACCCCGACTGGAAAGTATTTGTATTTGATAACTGATCCGATATCCCAATATTGAGCGCGTTCTCCAGCTGTGAAACCTGAGCCGACAAAGAAGTCTACTCCTGTTTCTACATCGCGGACATGGAGTGCACCCATTGTCCCTTTACCAACCAGGCCCGCTTTGCTAATCGACCTCTTAGTTCTGCCTAGCTCGTTTGTCGTTGCTTCATTCTCATTTTTCATTTCTTCTACGATGTCTAGAATTACTGCCTCCGAGTCTAGGAACCGTTTGAGCTTGTACGAGTTGGCTTCTTTCAGGGTACACCGACCATGCTTGTACAGGCCTGTTCCAGATCGAAGGACCAAACCTTCGTAGCCCATGTTGATGCGTGTGTGCTCTTCGTCTAGAAGATGCTCTTCGCTGAGCATCAGGTTGGGGTACACAACGTCTACGCGGGTGTCCCAGGCGAATCGGTTAAGCGAACGAGACCGGTCTAGATAGTCCACACCTGTCATATCCCAGAAGTCGAACACGAGGTATCGGATGTTGTTGCACACCTTGTCGTGGGACATCACAAACGAGTTGGTCTCTCGGTAGACGTCATCAGCGGTCGGAGACCCGTAGATCAATTCCCCATCACAACCCTCGTACTCCGGCTTCCCGAAAAGCTGTTGTACGTATTTGTTAGGGATAGGCTTCAGCGTTCGAGACAGGACCACGTTGTCCTTCACTAGCGCTCGGATACCGTCCAGCTTTGGCGTAGAAAATATCGGGTAGGAGAGGGCTGAGGTATCGGGGCACTCCCTTGGCAGGAGCATCGGTTTCATTCGACCTCCGCCAGCTTCTGTTGCAGGAAACGAATCCGGTCGAGCAGCGCGTTCATCACTTCGACGGGCACCCGCATCGTTTCTTTACCTTTGTCGGCCTCTTTGAGGTAGTCGTTGATACCGGCTTCGCTGCGTGAGTGTTGAGCAGACATGTTGTTCCTGATTTGTTGCTTGTATTGGATGATCGTGGCGTTTGCTAGGTCTAGTGACTTCACTAGCTGAGTGATGTACTCGGAGTCGGTCATTTGTTTTCTTCTAGATGCTTAATCAGGAAATTCAGATACCACTGCGCCTTCTTAAGGTCCTGCACCACAGGATCCTTCAGACCGGACCGCATGAGGTATTTGTAGATCTGCCCCATCAGGTGAGCCTTTACCCCAGTGAACCGCTTCAACATCGGGATCATTAAATCCATGTATTGGAGACCAGGCACTACATCTTGGTAGTGTGCGGGGTTGATGTGGTCTGTTGGAACGGGTGATACCTGGTCTAGGATTGTACCTACCAGTTTTTCGAATTCTTCGTGTTCTATCTTGCTTTCCTCTTGTTGTCGGATATCATTACCTGACGCATTATCATGGTTGATGGCCCATTTGTTTGGTGGCGGTGCTTTGAACTGCGTAGCCCAAACGTCGTCGTAGAAGTCAGACATTAGATATGAATCTTTCGTGGTTTAACACATTGTAACATCAAGCAGACACTGCCGATGCATAGTAGGATTGTCCAGATGGTTGCTAGCATCCCTTGTACCCCTTCAAAACTGCCCTGCGCCTGATATGCGGTTCGGCTGCTGCGTATATCAAAACAACCGACGCGATAAGCCCCCAGATTGTTCCTATGGTGGTCATTTAAAAGATACCTTATACCAGATGAAATAGACGATGAGAATAGATACCACAGCGATCAAAGGTAGTACTCCCAAACAGCCTCAACAGCTGCGTGTAGCGATGTGTGAATCTCGGTAGCGTACGCCGAGATAAACGGATGGTGGAACTGGCCTTCAGCGAGGATCACTATGATGATCTTGTTGTGGGTATGGGCGTGGGCGATCTCAGCTACTGTTCCCCACTTCTTGCCGGGGAGGTCATCTGAGAGGTTAGCTAGGATGACCGTCGAGTTGGAGATATCTTGGAGGTCGCATTTGAAGAGCCGGTTGGCAGCGTAGGGGCTCGTGTCCAGGATGAAGTTGGCCCTTCGGCACGGGTTGAGGGTTATGATGTCTCTGGCTGCTAGCATAGCTGTCGCTTGGTTACGCCACTTTGTTTGCTGCTCTGGGGTGAGTCCTTCGATGGGTCCAGCGAGGTATGTGTAGTTGTGTTTCATTATGCGGCCTCGTTTAAGCTTGCCCGAAGCTTTTCTGAAACGTATTTATCGTTCATGACGTAGGTGATGGCCGATTCGTTATTGAGAATCAGGAGAGCTACCCACCACCCGTCAAGTAGGTGGGCTACCTCAAAGCAATCTTCCTCGTCTAGTTCTTGGCACTCTTCGATTGACTCATATACTGTGATATAGTGGCAGTCGTCACTTAAGAAGTCGCAGTCGTCAGCAAAACCACCTTCTAGGCAGTTTTCTAGGTAGTCCCGTAGGGCTTCTGGTAGAGGATTTTTTGTTGGGTAGCTATATTCATCCCAGAGTGGCGCGCCTAGGCAGCGTTCGAGCATTTTCTTATTCAGGATGTATTTCATTTTATTCTACTTTAGTTACTTCAGTCCATGCAGCGAAGTGGAATACGGTACTTTCGCGGGTGCAGTAAGAGTACATCCCGTCGACGTGATTAAAGTAGTACACAGCAGCTGTGTGCCCTGGGTCGTTGCCGTCGGGCGGTACTCGGGGTTCCTCGTTGAGAGTGAAGTGGGAAAATCGGGGTAGTTCGTAGAGTTTCATTATGCTGCGTCCATTACCACGGTGGCGGCCCATGTCCCGTCTCGGTTTAGGGTGATTTTTACACGTACTTTGCTCAGGCTCATTACCCAGACTTGCTCTTTAATACTGGCTTTTTGTAGGGTTAACGAGTATACTTCGCCGTCGTCATCAAGGTCTTTTATAACACTGTTCAGTTCGTCTATGTTTGCGTTAAACATGGCCATTTTATTCTCCAAATACTACGGGTTTGTATGCCGTGAACCACCGCTGACCCACAACATAGCCTATGTGCTTTTCCCCAAGGTACATTTTCGATATTCGACCGCCACCTGCCTTGTTCTGAAGCTCCCGTAGTGTTTTCGCCCTGAGGTGCGCGCCGTATTCGTCTATATAGAGGAGTTCTGGTTTGGTCA